GAACAGCATGAGCAGGATGACGTAGCGCATCGTTCAGTGTCGCTTTCGCAAGTCTGCGGCCATGCGGCGGATTTCGTAGCAACACCCACATGCGTAATCTCCACCATCCACATTACTATCGCTATTCGTCTGCGCGATTACAGCCGCTTCCTCCAGCGCCTCAATCTTCGCCTCGGTCAGCTTGTTGTCGAGCCATTGGGTAGAGGTAAGGGCGAGGGTATGTCGTGACCTGCTTTGCGCCCAATCAGCAAAGCATGAATCATTCTCAAAGCGTTCCTTATCAAATCTATTTGCTTTTGCAATGTTGCTCAACTCATCCCGCAACTCTGCCACCTTTGCCTGAAGCTGCTCGATAGTATTATTCGCTGCGGCGAGTTGCTGCTCATGCTTATCGTGCAATACTGTTTCGCGGCGCTGCAATTCCAACTCACGCTCTGATGTAATGGGTGGACGGGTGAAAAGTTTTTTATGTCTAATGTTAACAGCAGTTGATGCTACAAAATACCCATCTTCAGCTACAACTCCAACAGCACCCCGCCCATCCAATTCCTGCTTGAGATAGGCATCGGCGAAGGATTGGAGTTCTGTCTCAGTTAAATGAAACTCTTTCTCAGTATTGTGCCCATCCTTTAGGATTTCTAATATTCCAGCTCCACAATCTTTCGCCAGTTCTACTGTTGATTTTTTCATTTCACTCTCCCTTCGGCTGAATGCTGCAATTCTCTTCCATCAGCTTGACCGTGTAATGCACGACATTATAAATTTCATCGTTGTGGGCTATGGTCATTTTCTCGATGATGTCCTGTTGCCTGTAAATCACCCCACACAAGAATAGTGCCAGTACTGTTATAACTGCTAAATATGCTTTCATTTCATTCTCCCCTCGTTATACAGCCCAACACATTGAACACATTGACCGCTATTGGCATACCGCAACCCGCCATGATTACGAATGCAGTCACATCCTTGAAACTTTTTCTGTCCCAGTTTACGCGCTGATTGCTTGGCTAAGTCAGGCGGCTTTGGTGGCGGATTTCTGTATTGCGGGGCGGGCATTATTCCACCACCTCTTTCACTTCCTCTTTTTTCGCGCACCTCGGACATGCGCTGGTTGAACTTCCGACGAATACGTTCCCGCACTCCGGGCATTTATTTTGCTGATCGCGCATTAACCAAGGCGGGTTAGGCGCGGCATTGTCATATCCGAATTCGTTAATCATGCTGCCTCCTTTTATTGATTGACTCCGCAGAACGGGCAAAACGTGTGAAACATACTTATTAATTCTTTTTTCTTCTGCTCTTCAAGTTCGACTTCGATCTGATTGCAGGTTCGTATTTTGGCTTCGTTGCCGCCGAATGTAACTGCCGTGCCGAGCATCCGAACACTCTTAATAGGCTTTTTGTATTTGCCGTTCTCGACACAATGAGCCATCAACTTTTTCTCCAAATCTGAAATGCAAGTGCAGTTCATGCTACCTCCTTAATATTTTCCAGCGCTTCCAATAAACGCAGGCCATTGCCGCCATATCCATCCTCCAGTAAGTTAGCGATGCGCTGGGCTGCCTGTTCCATCTGCTCGGCTACACGCTGGGCGCGTGCGGTTGCTTCCTCAAGCCGATTCGCTGCCCTGTTGGCATCTTCTACGGCTCCGCTCATTTGGCCTGCTGCGCGCCGGATCGCTTCGGTGTCGATGTACATTATGCTATCTCCTTTTTAGGAATGCTCCATCCGTATTTACGATGCCCGTTCTTGAATCCATCGCTGGCATCTTCAGGTACTGATTGACCGGCCTTCGCCGCCTGCCAGCCAATATCTTTGTCGCGCTCATACTTGACCATATCTGCGTATTCTCTGACAGTTTCGCGCATGTCGTCGCCTGGTGGAGTGCAGTAGCCCATCTCTTGCAGGTTCAGCGCAAGATCCCCGCATGCCTCGCACATGTATTTTGTCGGCATGCAGATGGCATCGCTATCGTCGCCATAAATCCGCTCCTCGATTTCATCCTTCGCGCCCCTGGTGCAAAAGAATTTCAGTACTTGCGCGCCGACTTTTATCCATCCGCCGCATGAACAGCACTTGCGGCCTCGTTTCGTGTCCAGTACGGTGAAGTCGTGCGCCTCGGTGTAAAACCAGTCCGCGCCGTCTCCGTCACCATCGTTTTGGCAGGTTAGGCTCATGCTGCCTCCTTCCGTGCCGCAAATGCAATATCTCCCCGGAATTCAGCCAGTATCCAGTCCAGCGCGACGTTATTTTCAACTCCGAAGTGACTGGCAATGCAGCCAAGAAGCGCGGCACGTGATGGGCGGTCAGCCTTGGGCATAGCGTTTATCTCGGCCGCCGCCTTCTCGTTATCGACATTGGCATTGGCCGCGCCACACACTGGGCACTTTTCAGCCGTTATCGGGTAAACGTGATTTCCTTTCCAGCAGAGCGTGGTATTCATGCCGCCTCCATAGACTGATGATAATCATCCATTGCATCGCCCCAGCCTTCCCAGTTGTCTACCCCGGCGGCGCGCAGGCAGGACAGCATCAGCGCATCTTCGCAAAGCCGATGGTATTCAGAGGTGCGGATAGTGATGGTGTCGCCTTCTAAATCCGCTCTGTCCTCCGCCATCGTGCGTACTGTCGGCATGAGCGAGGTAGTATCATGCCCCTTGAACGGCTTGGTCTGCTCCGCGATCTGGGCGGCTTTGCGGCGTTCCTCTACGGCAGCGGCTTCCAGTTCAGCGCGTAGTTTTGCCTCTGCCTCGGCGCGGGCCGTAGCTGCTTCAAAAGCAGCAGCCCTTACCTCTTCGTTCATCTTCACGCGCTCGGCGGACAGGATCGCTTCCTGAGCGGCTCTGGCCTTGGCTTCTTCCTGTGCCTGGATAGAAGCGCGCTGCGCTTCCAGTCTGGCAACTTCATCGGCTTTTTGTTTTGTAATGCGCCCATCCACGATTGCCCGGAAGCCATCGACCGGATGCGTGATAATGTTTTGCAAATCGGGAAAGAGCATCTGATGTGCAGACGATGAAGCACGGAACCATTCCAGCTTGCGGCGAATATCCAGCGCAATGCCATCCGCATCGATCTTGCCGTTCGCCAGCGCATCATTGAGCGCCGACTGCATACTGGCGTAGTTCCGCTTGCCCTTGATGGCCTCAGCAAAGTTCGGGCGATGGATGTTTAATTGGATGGGCCGGGTCTCTGCTTCCAGCGCCTCAACGTGCGCAGAGTAGGCCAGCGCGGTCTCGGATACCATCGTGCGCTTCTTGGCCAGATCCTCGCGTTCGACGTCCTTTTCCAGCTTTAAGGCGGTCTGGCGCAAATCCTCATGCCATGCGTCCATCATGCGGGCAGCTTCGCCAATGCTTACCGTCTGCGAAAGCATCGCCTCTTTGGTCAGCATGAGTTTCTTGCACTGATCGCGGAACATCGTAGCGGCAGCCTTGGCATTGGCAAAGTCCTGATCGGTCAGTAGGGCAATGGCGCGCACCTCGGTCAGCTTCGCGGTCAGTGCCTCGCCGTATGCCCGCATATTGCTGTCCGTGATCTGGCCTTGCGCGTGAACGAACAGGGCGGGCAGCTCAATCTTGATTTCTGCCTTGGGTGCAGGGATGTATTCCTGCGGATTGAATTCGGCCAAGTCTTTCTCGAATTGTTTCCACCCTTCGATTATTTTGGTTTGCCATGCTGTGTCATGCGGAACATCCATCTTGACAAAATGATCTGGTGTACCATCAGAAACCGTGAAAATGACTTTGTCTGCTCCGGTAATCAACAAAAGCTGCTGGCATTGCGGCGCATGCTCTTCAGGTAAGATGCCATTAGTTACAGACTGAGCAAGCTTCTCATTCCACTGTTTGTGTTCCCAAGCAATATCGCCATCAAAGTTCAAGCCATCGCACGAACAGGACAGTTTGCCGGAAGAGCATGTGACTGGTGAAAGCGGCTCACCGATGATTTTCTCGATGATTGGCCGGGCAAGCGCCTCAGTTTCATGGCCGCGCGCGAAGATGTATTGAGTGGCTTCGCTGTGTTCCTTAGCGATGCCGGTATGCTTCAGGCGCAACAGTTCATCGCGAGTGACGTATTTGGACAGGCCGAGCATGGAGGAGGCTTCGCTTGCGCCGAAGTGCGTTGCGCGGAATTCGTGCCATTCTGGTGAGCCTTGTTGTAGATCGTGAGTTTGCATCATGATTGCTCCCCATCATTGAGTTGGCTTACCATCACAGCGAATTTCATCATGGTTTTCTGTGCGGCCTCAAAAGCTGCAACAGCTTCAACCATTTTCCCGCAAGCGGATTTTATGTCGCCGCGAAAATCATACCCAGCTCCAAGAGCGAATTCGCTGCCCACTTTCACTTCTTGTTTAAGATTCCCGTAATAAAGATCGAGTGACTTTTCGATCTCAGTATGTGACACGACAGCTAAATAATTTCTGCTGTCCACGTTGCCGATAATTTTCATGCTATCTCCTTAATCGAATGGAATATCATCTGGATCAATTGCCGCATTGCCGGTAACTTTCTGCTCCGGCTCGGCCTTGGCTTCTGGCTCAACCTTCTTCCATCCATTGATGATGGCTTTCTGCGCATCCGTCATCACCGCGATGTTCTGCGCATTCACGAAGGCGATGATTGCATCAGCGTCCTTCTTACCCGCTTCGACGGCGGCCTTCCAGCGCGGCATCTGCTTTTCAAACTCAGCGTCAGACAATGACGGGATAGTGGGCTTCTGCTTGCCGGTGATTTCGCCGGTCTCGGTATCCACGCCGGGGCGCAGCTCTTCGGGCAAATCTTCAATGTCCTGGGTAAAGCAATCGCTGGCTGCGATGACGTTCAAGGTCATAGCAACCTGTGTGCGCTTTGCAGGCCATCTTCAGAATCGTGTTGGCAAGGTCTGCCGGTTCCGTGCGCACCTGATCCACGTTGTATGACTTGCCATACTTGGTGCGGCGCTTATCTTCCGGTGTAGCGGCGAACTCGTTTGCGTTGACAGCCTTGCGCCACTTGTACTTTTCCTCGCCAGATGAACATTCGCCAATCCCCGCGCCCAGCACATAGC